AACTAAATACTCTTCTCCTGTTTCTCTCCTATACAAATAATATGTAGTTCCGCTTACCTTTTTACATTTAAATTCTACCTTATGTAATTTCTCCTGCACTATACACTCTTCTATCAAAACCATCGCTTCTTTTTTCAACTGCTCCATTTGTTTTGCCAGTTGCTTCAGTTTACCGTATTGTCCATAGTTGCTTTTTACACATTCCAAAGAATTATGGTCTATATTTTGTTTATTTATTGCTAATAAAAGAGAATCTGCGTGGTTTTTATCCAAATTCGATAACGCCATTATTATGTATTTTACCATCAAAATAAATTTTTATACCATCAAAATATATATATATATATATTCAACATATATGTGTTTCAATGCCAATGTTTCTCTCTCTACCTTTCTTTTAGGTTCAGTCTTCTCCATTATTCTTATACATCAAAAAACTCCAAAATACATTGCCGAAAATACAACCATCGGGATATTTTTCATTTTTATTTCACTCATCCAGTTAATGGACTTTTTCTTCTGGATAGACTTGAAAAACGCCATTGGTCTCAATAAACTCACCACCATTATCGGTCCACTTTTGAATATGGGACAACCTACCATCCTCTATCTCATTAAATACTTTTATTATAAACCTACACTCATGACACTCAAAAATAACAATCTAGGAGTTGCCACATTAAATATCTTGTATGCAATCTTACTTGGTTACAAATATATCACCTTCTTAAAAAATGATAATCTTGTCACTGGAACCAAAAACGGACATCTCTCTTGGCCTTGGATGAAATACAGTATGCCACTCTTTTACCTCATTCTTTTTGCCATTAATATTTTCTATTTATCTGATTTCAAATACGCATCATTCGTCTTCCTCATCACCTATTTCTTCCTCATCTTGAGTCGTATCTATTTCAAATATAATACCGGTGAACTCTGGTGCTTCTTCGGTGCCTTTATCCCAGCCATTATGGTTTTTTTCAATTGGATGGAACAGTAGTCAATATATTATTATAAACATTCTGAAGTGTTTCTTTGAATAATGAGTATTGATTTAACGAACGAATCAATTCTGTGTTATCCGCACTAACACCCTTCTCTATATTTACTTTATTCGAAACAACACTTTTTAATAGTGATAAATCACACCATTGAATCATATCCTTCACAATCTCTTGGTAATTTCCCTGATATTTATCAATATGTAATGCGTCTTGTAATGAAACAATATCATTTTTTATACCCTTAGCAATAAACTCGGTATCTGCTGGATTAGCCAATCCTTCAACTATATTACACCATCGATTGTAGAGATGCAAGACCAATATCAATATCAAAAGTGCCACAACGACACTCATCGGTTTCATATTAAGTTTCCTCAACATATTCATCATTTTGTTCACTTCTTATAGTATGTAAATATTTTTTAACATGTGCTATACACTGTTTGCTCAATTTGCGTTCTTTATTGTTGGCGATAGGACATTTAAGTGTATCTAAACATGTGTCGTCACTTTCCAACGCTTTTACCAGTGACCCAATACTAAAATCATACTCCCTCATAATAGTTTCGGCAGCTCCCTTACTCACCTTAGGTATCTGTGCCAACATCATCACACTCACCATCTCGTCGCTTATATTTCCCTTTTTCTGGAGTTTTACACTGTCTAAATAACTCCCCTTGATTGCTCTACCTTCTTCACTCACTCCTCCTTCTTTCACCATTTTCGTGTAAAATTTCTCCAATATATCTCCTGTATGAGTCAATGAATTCGTGCAGATGAGAGAGAAACCTTTCACATAACTCAAACTATAGATACAACTATGAATGGTGCTCTTAGAATACAGTCCGCTTCCCTTCCCTACATAGTTCTCGATATTCCCCTCAATAATATAATAAATCCTATGTTTGTCTAGACCACATTCCATTAAGCGAAATGACTGTTCATCATACCGACCATCCGCAATACTGCTCAATAAGTCCTGTAGTGTTTTGCGTTCAAAGAGCACCAATGTTTGTCCCTCATTATTTTTGATAACAATATCCCCTAAAGGCAAGGACTCGCTACTATGTTCTAATCCCAGTGCGTTCAAATACTTACTCAATGCTCTCTCTCTACAATCAACTATCAAATTCATAATTATGACAATAAATATGAATTACTTTAACCAATCGCTTTTAAATCACTTAACGAAATGAACCTAAAACGAACTGTCCTCGTCCTCGACTAGAGAGAACGCTGACCTTACCAACACCACCCGAAGTGAGCTGGTTGCGTCCACCCTCACGGTAAGATTTTGGGCATTCCCAAAGTGGGTAATGTAAACAGTTGGCGTAGCGACCCTTGCAGAATCGTTTGCCGACGATGCTGTGAGCACCCATCAAGTTGGAGTAAGTGATGAGACCTGCTTTCTTGTTACCACCACAAGTTGGACGGTTAGTGATGCTTGCTTGATTGCGAGCTGCTTTTCCTGCTGACATAAGAACCATGGTATTATACTATACAAATAGAAAAAAAAATATATAAAAAGATAATTATAAAGTTATGGATAGTGAAGGTTTTCCTAAATGTCATCCAAAAACGAAGCAATTCCCGATCAAGAATTGGAACATACAGAGGATGGCCTCATATTCGATCCATTTAATCCTAAAAACAAGGAGATTACATTGAGCGATGTTCAATGTATTCTTAAAACTTACGGATTGCCGCCTAAAGTTCATAATTTGAATCTCTATAAACGTGCGTTCGTCCATACTTCCTATGTTAAAAAACCGATGACCGAAAATATAAATAATAATATTACGATTGTCCCAAAACCCGATGATTGTCTTTCCCTAAAGTCGAAATCGAATGAGCGCCTCGAGTTTCTTGGCGATGGTATTCTAGAAGCAATCACTAAATTTTACCTCTATCGTAGATTTCCAAAAGAGAATGAAGGTTTTATGACAGAGAAGAAAATTGCTCTCGTTAAAAATGAAGCAATCGGGCGCCTTGCTTACCAAATGAAGTTTCATCAGTGGGTCCTCATTTCAAAACACGCAGAGGAAAAACAGATTCGCACTAATGTGAAGAAACTGGGATGTCTCTTTGAGGCATTTTTGGGTGCTCTTTTTCTCGATTTCAACAAAATAGAGATTCATGATTTTCTACAATGGTTTAGTTCTCTCTTTGTCACTGGTCCGGGTTTCCAAATGGCTCAACTCTTTGTAGAAAAGGTATTTGAAACTTACGTGGACTGGGACGAGATTATCAACAATGACAATAATTTCAAAAATATATTTCAGGTTATTATTCAAAAACAGTTTAAAATAACACCTGATTATCTGGAACTCGAAAATGATCCAGACGATGGATACACAATGGGGGTATATATAGCCCTTGGTAATCCAATTTATACATTTAAGAGAGAAAACGCAAAACACTTTAATGAATTTGCTTCATTAGATGCTATCGATACCTACTACAAAAACAATAATGAACCACTCCTTATTTTTATGGGAAAAGGAACTCATAAAACAAAGAAAAAGGCAGAGCAAATTGCGTGTGAAAATGCTATTAAATTATGCGAAAATATGTAATATAATATAATATAATTCAAAAAACACACTCATAATTCAAAAAACACACTCATAAATTCAAAAATTCAATTACTTAAATTCGGGTAGGGGTCCAATCATCTCATTTTCGCTGATTTTCTCTTTATCATCATTATCATCACTTTTCGGTTCTTCATACTTAATTACTCTATCATAAACCAACATAGGTTTTAAATGCGCATCTACGTCCTCAACATTAACCTCTTTAGTGTAAAGTTTATAGAGTAATTCATCAAACTCCTTAGGTGAGTAATTATTATGAAAGGCATTAGGAGAATGCGACAACTCACCGAAAAAGAGTTTTCCATCAGCAGAAGTAAAGGTATCCACACGAATATAATCTAATTTTATATCTTTCGCGATTTTTTCAGCAACATCAATAAAATGTGATAATTTACTGTTTGGATACACTGTATATGGGTAAGGGTCATCACGACCTATAAGATTAATCTCGCGCCAATCCCTCGTGTACCACTTATTGCTATGAAGACCGGTGCTGACTAAATAATGCTCAATCATGATAACACGTCCATGAATACAGTGAAATTTATATTCTTCGTCAACATCAATATACTCTTCCAAAAATAAATCCATCTTATCCAGTTCTTTCTCTTCAGGATTTTTATCATAGTCATAGCGCAACATCGTTGTTAAAATCTCATATAAATTACCCGTAGAATACTTATATTTTTGTTCCTGATAACTGATATGCGAGGTTTTATCCACAACTACAGTATATCCACTTAGTTTATTCTTCTTAATAACAAACTTATCCGGTAACATATCCAATTTCTCGAGCAAAACAGTTGTTACATTATCTTTATTGATAACAATATTATAAGGGACTGCTAAATGAATGTCATCAGAATAATTTTGTTTAATGTAGTATTTCGATTGTAATTTATAACCCAAATAAATATCTGCGTCTTCTTTATATGATTTAATTTTTCCCTTTTCATATTCTATCATTTCGTTGAATTTCTCCACATTAATTGATTTCAAGTTTTTCTCAAACTCTGCTTTAAATTCTTTACACTTAGTGCACGAATTTAAATGTCCTTTATTGTGTCCATAAATCCGCGATTCGCGCATCAAATGAGTAAACATTATCTATAATAGAATATAACACGATAGATTTTTATATTCTATTACGAATTAATACTAATAATTTAACTATTTAATATACATTCATTAACTACCGCACGTCCTTTATCCTTTTTCCATTCTTGTTCTTTGCGATCTATTTCGTTGTTGCGTTTGATAACTGCGTTCACTATCGGTGAATCAACATTGGATATCAACATTTGATTCTGAAGACTACTAATATCTTTTGGAAAACAGGTTCCACCAAATCCAAATTTGCCATTTTTTCCCGGAACCATTGTATGACTTGATGTTATACGTTTATCTGTAACAACACCTTCAATTACTTTGTTATAATCCACGTCGTTATTTTTACAAAAACGATAGAATTCATTACAAAACCCCACTTTCACTGCTAAAAATGTATTTTTAAATAACTTAATTGCCTCAGCTTCGTTCGTTGAGACATACTTTATTTCGTTAGACACTATATTCCCACTATTTTTATTTAAGAATAAAACAGATTCCATGAATGCCTTAATCCGACTGTTTTGTTGAACATGCGCAACTTCATTTTTTAGACCAAAAATCCAACACTCTGTATTTTTAAAATCATGAGAAGCATTTGCTTCAGTTAAAAATTCCGGCATAAAATAGCAATTAAGGTCATTACAGGTGCCCACAGGGACAGTTGACCTCAAAATAACAGGTATTGTATTAAAATCAATATAGTCTTGCATCTCTTTTATTACTTTCTCAATGATACCTAAATAACATGAACCATCTACTGACATGGGTGTAGGCAAACATATAAAAATACAACTGCACTCAAGACATAACTCTTTCAAGGTTAAACCACATGGTTCACATTTATCTGGAGAAATATCATAAATAAGAACATTTACATTTACATCTCTAAACTGTGATGTCGCATTCCCAACAAAACCGTTACCTATAATTCCAAGAGTAAACATTTCTAGTATCTAAATATATACTCATTCATGAAATTAGACTAAGAATATAAACGATAGTTATTTAAGCAGTAATCGCATAATCACGTATTACTCTTATTTGATTAACGACAACATTTATAATATAAATTATCCACTGCTTCGGAACTACCAAGGATTTCAATTAATAATTTATCCATTTTTGTCTCAAGAGTATCACCAAGAGATGTCACATCACTATAAATATTATCTACGTTATCATAATTACGTATTGTTTTGGATACATGTGCCCCTATTTCATTTAAAGCTTTCACAAGTTCATCTACAATTTTTACTCTGTTTTCACGCTGTGATTTAGTAGTAACCTTTCTTTCTTTATAATCAACAAGAGTAATCAAGAGCATTTTTACCAATGTGTTTTCTCTCCAGTTAATATCAACCTTAAGTAAATTTTTGATAAAATCCACCCTTTTATTAGGAGTCATGTCTTTCAATATATGAAAAAATTTTTTTGTCGTATTC